CCTTCGACTAACCATCGGGGTTCAAAATTTTTGTAGCTGTAATGCAGTTTTTTACCATTGGTGGAATTATAGGTTCCATCAATTAAATTGCAGTCGCCCCAGGGATCATGCACCCAATAGCCTTCGGAATTGTATCCAATGATACAAAGATAATGCCCACCACCCTGCGGATTTTTTACATTTCCATGGTGAAGAAATCCTGCTGGAACAGGCTTGCCTGCGTCAATTTGTTTTTTAATTAAGTCTCGACTACCTTGTGTTGTAAATTTAGCAGTAATGCCATAATGTTTTAATGCGATCAGTTGAATACCACTATCAGTACTATCACCAAAACTAAAAACGGTTCTAACGTAATCATCGTCATTCTTTATAGAAGTAGGCTTTAAAAATTTCAACATCATCGCACAGCTTGAACTAAAACATGTACGTGATGCATCACGGTAGTTATCCCGTTGACTCATATAGATAACGGGGAGTGGATTTTGTTTTGAGGAGGGCTCACTACCAGGAGTTTTTAACCTCTGATCCATGATTTGAATTAATTTTGTCGCGTAGCCCGGATCAGTTGCATACTTTTCTTTTACTAAAAGATTGGCACATTCATTCCTGCTGGCTGCACAATTCACGCCTTTATATGCTTCAAAATCTTTGTACCAACGGTTAACTAAATACTCAACGCAACCGTATAAGCTATCAAATTTTTTAAACCAATCTTTAATGGTTACTTCCTTGCCGCCAATAAATTCTGTTGTAGTGACGTGACATCCTTCGCCATCTTTAGATTTAATTCCGAAATAATTATGAGTGCAAGATGTGTGTTGCCCTTGGGCACTTTCTAAATGCCATTGGGCAGCAACACATTCAGGGAATTTAGCCCCAGCTTTTTTTGCAGCTGCAAGCACACCATCCCATGTATTGGGAAATCCCAGGTCCGGCTTGGGGGGATTGCGGTATTGTTTTGCAAATTCTTCCAAGACTGGATCTGAGATTTTTGTTTGCAGCCACTCAAAGGCATCTCGCTGATGCGGAAGATTTTTGAAGTGTTCAACTGCATCAGCGAGTTTAATCATGAGCTTTATGCAGGCAGCTCAGGTGCTTTCACCCAAGACAGGGCATCTTCGTCCCAGACGTACCGCTTACCATCGGTAGGGTAAGGAACGGGGGCTTCCCACAGACCAGTTGTGGTGTTAAGAAGCCAAGAGGGATAAGGCTGTGGGGGAACGAAGCCGTCAATCACACTGTCATAGGTGTAGCCAATGCCTGCGTAATTCTTACGAAAGGCCTTGGATTGATCAGGATCTGGTTCGCTAGTACCAGGGGTGTAGTAAATTCCGCCTCGGGTGTTGTAGCTGGTCTGTTTGTAGACCTGGCCAGTGCGAGCGTTCAGCTCGGCTTCTTTACCGTTGTCTTCATCGCGACCAACGGTAACAAAAGTGACGATATTATTTTCGTCAAGAAGTGCAAAGTGTGCCATTAGGAGAACGTTACGGTTTCAGAAATAGTGGACGTTGCAGTAACAGTATAAATCTTAAAGCCTGCTACGGCTGTTGACAAGGAGCTGGTAACACCGCCAGAGAAAGAAGCTGTACGGGTATCCGGAATCTTAAGGATAACAATACCTGAACCGCCTGCTGCACCGGTGCCACCATCACCACCACCACCACCACCACCGCCGCCACGATTGGTAGTTCCAGTAGTTCCAGGTTGGCCGTCGTTAGCGCTAGGCATTTCGCCTGCACCACCATTGCCACCGCCTCCAGAACCACCAGTGCCTCCAGTCTTTGATCCGCCTGAACCACCGCCACCGCCTCCACCACCTGCATAGGTGACAGAAGAACCAGTTATTGATGAAGCAGTACCAGGGCCACCAGCACCGCCACCAGGAGCTGTACCAGCCACACCAGGGCCGCTTGAGCCGCCGCCACCGCCAGCTCCAGTAGTGTAAAGATCACTGGCGCCACCTGGATAACCTTCCACTGGAGAGAAGCCACCTTGGTTTCCAGTTCCTCCAGGAGCAGTATTACCGCCACCAACACAACTACCACCACCACCAGAGCCACCCGTTTGTCCAGCACCTGAATAGCTACCAGGAGATAGTCCACCTCCCGTTGAAGTAATTGAGGCAAAAACCGAATTACTTCCCTTGGTTCCGGGGCTACCGCCGGAGGGGCCATCTAAGGCACCACCAGTGCCACCGGCACCGACAGTAATTGAGTAACTGCCAACGCTGAGAGAAAGAGAACTTGTGCGAAAACCTCCAGCACCACCGCCACCAGAACCTGCATACGATCCACTGCTTGCAGTACCACCACCGCCACCGCCACCTGCAATAACCAGGTATTCAACTGTAAAGGGAGTACTAAACGTTACAGTTTCGCTAGTAGTAGATGTAGCGGTAACTGTATACACATTGAAACCAGATACTGCAGTACTTAGAGATGAGGTAACACCAGCAGAGAAAGTAGCAACAAATGTATCGGGAATCTTAATAATGACTACACCGGAGCCACCGGTTCCTCCCGCTCCTCCTGTACCAGGTGAACCGGTGCCTCCATAGGCGCCACCACCGCCGCCACCTGTATTAACAGTACCTGCAGTAGCGGCTGCACCACTGGAGCCACCAACACCACCGCCTCCTGTACCGCCACTACCACCTGTACCACCAGAACTGGAATAAGTAGAGGTACCACCGCCACCGCCACCTGCACGGGTTACAGAGCTTCCTGTTATGGAAGAAGCAACGCCATTACCGCCATTCCCGCCAACTGTAGTGGCGCCATCAGTGCCAACTGCACTTGCACCGCCTCCGCCCGCGGCGCCGTAATTTCCAGTGCCTCCTGATTGGCCATTTCCACCATTATTACCTTGAGAAGGACTTGTTACAGGAGTGTTACCTGCGCCACCAACACCTGCGTCCCATCTTCCGCCACCTCCAGAGCCTCCAGAATAACCGTCTCTTGTACCTGGGCCTGGGCCGTTGTATCCGCCTCCTGCACCGCCTCCTGCAGATGTTGATCCACTAAAAACTGAATTAGACCCATTTGCCTGGCTACCACCGCTTCCTCCAGCTGATCCTCCTGCACCACCGGCTCCGACTGTAACTGTATATGCAATGCTTGCTGTCAAAGTTTGAGAAGTAAATCCTCTATAGCCACCGGCACCGCCACCACCACACCCAACGGACCATGTAGAACCCCCACCACCGCCACCTGCAATAACCAGGTAGTCAGCAGAAAAAGTAGTAGCAACACTAAAGGTTACAGTTTCACTAATAGTAGAAGTAGCAGTAACTGTGTAAATATTAAAACCAGCTACAGCAGTACTTACAGAAGAGGTGACACCAGCAGAGAAAGTAGCAACAAATGTATCGGGAATCTTGATGATGACAATACCAGAACCACCAGCGCCAGCACCTGCCGATGCACCAACTCCGCCTCCACCGCCGCCAGTGTTTACTGTGCCTGCAACCCCTGGAGTTCCTCCACTACCTCCGGCACCTCCACCTCCAGTACCTCCGGCACCTCCATTGGTCGTAGAAGAAGCACCACCGCCACCACCACCAGCTCGTGTTACAGAAGATCCAGTAATAGAAGACGCACGACCAGCGCCACCTGCACCTGAAGTTGGGTTGTCTGCGCCACTGGCGCCACCCGCAGCTCCTGCACCGCCACCACCGGCAGAAGGATAAGGACTACTGCTATTAGTTACTGCGCCGCTAGGGTTACCATAACCAGTAAGGCTGCCGCTATTGCCTTGTGTTCCAGTACCAGCTGGATAATTACCAGTAGAAGACGCACCGCCACCACCACCGGAACCGCCGCTTACACCTGGACCATTGTCTCTGCCACCACCAGCACCTCCGGTTGCTGTTGCATCTGAAAAAACAGAGTTGCTCCCATTTGATCCATTTGTACCTGAAGTCCCGGCAGCTCCTCCTCCTCCGATGGTAACTCCATAGGCAGTATTGGTTGCCAAGGAGGAATAAGTACCTTCTAAGTAGCCCCCTGCACCGGAACCACCACCGCTACCTCCACCACCGCCTGCAATAACCAGTAGATCAGCAGAAATGGTACTAGCTCCTGCTGCTGCAGACAATGCAAATAGCATCTGGAGGATAGACATCAGCTCAAACCAGCGCCGCCAATTACAAACTCAGTGCCTGATGCACCTGAAACACATAATACAGTAGCCAAACCACGTTGTGCCAGGGTTCGATTACCAGTGCCACTTGTACCCGCCTGGCGAAGAGTAACGTTAGTTCCCTGAGTAACCGTGATATTACCGGTGGTGTTGTTATAGATACTTACTGCCTGACCAACACTGAAGATACCGGAGGGAATGGTTACACCAGAAGTAGTAAAAACATGTTTGCCTGCATCTCCAGCAATAAGGGCATAAGAAACAGTTTGAGAATTCTGTGGGATATCACGAACATTGCCAATGGTATCTCGGGTGGTTGCACCAGAGAGAGTGCCAGTGAAGTTACCACTGACAAAATTGGCAGTTGTACCAGTAACAGTAATACCAGTAACACTGGTGAAGGCTGCACCACCGCCGGTGATATTAATAAATTGACCTGCGTCTCCAGTTATTGTTGCACCAGAAACACGGGTAGTGAATACACCAGATTGAAAATTAGCTGTTACACCAGTAGCTGTTGTGCCACTTAAAGTATTGGTAAAAATCCCAGTAACAGCAGTAATTGTGGTGAAATTACCGGTATTTCCTGTGATTGTGGCACCAGAAATTGTGCCAGTAATTGCAATATTGGGGAAACTACCCTGAACCAAGCCACTAACTGTAATACTGGCATCAACGCCACCACTTGTGTACGTTATATTATCGACCTTTAAAGCTCCGTATGACATTGGCGTTTCTCGGTTTCTTACGTTCTAGTTTAAATCAATTCTACCCAAGGATATTCCAAAGTGAGCCACTTGGTACATCCACAACAAAACCAGATTGAATTTCAACTGGCCCTTGGCTAAGTCCATTATATCCAGAAGTAAGGCCAAAGTTAACATCAATAACAATCTTGCTTTGCATGATGGTGGTAATACCACCCCCACCGCCTCCACTTTGAACAACCCAAGAGGTAGTTCCATCACCATTGGTTGAAAGAACAAAGCCTGGAGTACCAACAACTGTTGGGAAAGAAAACAACCCCCGAGGGCGTACATCACCAGATCCACTGACAAAAATTGCACCACCAGCTTGAAATACAGCGCCAGAAACTTGACTGGTAAAAACACCGGATACAAAATTAGCAGTAATACCTGTAATAGT